CAATGTCCTCTACCTCGATGACTGCGTAGAGGGTCGTGAGGAAGCGAAGAACCGTCAGCGGCTCGATGATAAATGGGAAGTGATCTCCGGTGATATTATGGGCCGTGCTATTGAGGGTACTCCCATGGTCTTCACCGGTACTCGGTATTCCATCTATGATCCCATTGGGCGCATTCAGGAACACGCTCAGAGAGAGGGATGGTCTTGGAGGGCTATTGAAATTCCGGCTCTTGACCCAATCACCGATGAAAGTAATTATGAGTATGAGCGTGAAGGACAGAAGGTATTTACCACGGCTTATTTCAGGGAGCAGAGAGAACTTTTGTCTGCGGAACAATTTGAGAGTGAGTTTCAGCAACAACCCTTTGAGGCAAAGGGTCTTCTGTTCAACAAAGATGAACTGAATTATTTCTTTGAGTTGCCCCCTGATCGAGAGCCGGACACTATTATTGCCGTAGGTGACACCGCTGAGAGTGGTTCTGACTCTACCTCTATGCCGGTAGCGGTCATCTATGGTACAGAGGTCTACATTGTCGATGTGGTATTTGATGACGCTCCCGCTGAGGTTACAAAACCGGAGTGCGCTAAGTGCCTGATCTCGAATAAGGTCGCTTCGGCCACCTTCGAGGCGAACAATGCTGGTCAGTATTATGCCCGAGATGTGGCGGAGATCGTTCGTCAGCATGGGTACTCGATTGGCATTCGGACAAAGAGGACGATTTCAAATAAGCAGACCAGAATTGAGTTTGCATCCGATAATATCAAGAAAAATTTTTACTTCAAGCACCCTTCCACCTATAAGCGGGGTAGCCAGTATTGGAATTTCATGAAGGAGTTGACCACTTACACCAGAAGCGGTAAGGTTCCACACGATGACGCACCAGACTCCCTTTCCCTGCTGGAAAATGAAATTCGTATGCTGACCGGGAGTAAAATTGAGGTATTCAAGCGGCCCTGTTAAAAGAAATTTTTGACTTTTGTCCTCTCCAATGGTATTCTGAAAGATTAGGCATTGACAAGCATTGGAGTATTCGGTATAATGAACAGTGATGAAATGGGTAGAGGGGAGGTGTCTTTGCGGAATGAAGCCCCTGTGCGGTCGTAGAGTGATTTATACCGATGTAGAGGAAATCACAGATGGGAATGTTGTAAGTGTTCTGCAAAAGGCACTCACCATCCACCTTCAAAACCGGGCAGAGATTGATTATCTCTACCGGTATTACAAGGGAGATCAGCCCATTCTATATCGGAGGAAAGAGGTTCGGCCTGAAATCAACAACACTGTGGTTGAGAACCGGGCTAACGAGATTGTTTCCTTCAAGGTTGGCTATCTGATGGGAGAGCCGGTTCAGTATGTTGCTCGTGGTGACGATAAAACAGTCACAGACAGCGTGACCCGACTGAACAATTATATGCTCTCTGAGGATAAAGCGGCCAAGGATAAGGAACTGGCTGACTGGTCGCACATTGCCGGTACTTCTTACCGCATGGTTCTTCCCGATGGGGAAGCCAATGTGGAAGAGGACGAGTGCCCCGCAGAGATTTTCACTCTTGACCCCCGCTTTTCTTTCGTGGTGTATGGCACCTCTCTTGGAACACCGGCCAAGATGGGTGTGAAGTATGTTTTGATGGAAGACGGGACCCTCCTGTTCAGCTGCTATACGCACAATCACTTTTTCGAGATCACCAATACTTGGAATATTCTGCGAAGTGAAAATCAGATTTTGGGTATTCCCATTATCGAATATCCGGCGAACAATGCTCGCCTGGGTGCTTTTGAGATTGTGCTTCCCCTGCTGGACGCTATCAATACGGTAGAGTCTAACCGGCTGGATGGCGTGGAGCAGTTCATTCAGGCCCTCATGCTCTTCCATAATGTGGATATTACCTCTGAGGATTATAAAGAGCTGCGGGAAGAGGGCGCAATCAAGTTCAAGGACATTGACCCCTCCTTAAAGGCGGAAATCCAGTATTTGACCGCAGAGTTAAATCAGAGCCAGACTCAAACGCTGGTGGACGATATGTATGATACCGTCCTCACGATCTGCGGAATGCCGAACCGCAATGGTGGTTCTTCCACCAGTGACACCGGTTCTGCTGTCATCATGCGGGATGGTTGGTCTGCGGCAGAAGCCAGAGCCAAGGATAGTGAACTGATGTTCAAGAAGTCCGAGAAGGAGTTCTTAAAGCTCCTGCTTCGGATTTGTAGTGATCTTGGTGACTTGGAGTTGAAGTTGTCTGCGGTGGAAATCCGGTTTACCCGCCGCAATTATGAGAACATTACCGAAAAGGCGAATGTCCTGATCGCTATGCTGAATAACTCCAAGATTGCTCCGCAGCTGGCCTTTACTCATTGTGGTATGTTCACTGACCCCCAGATTGCCTACAACATGAGCATGGAGTACGCAAAGGAGCAGGAGAAGAAAGCCTTAGAGCTTGCTTCTAAACAGAACCCGGATGGAGGGAATGGAGGAAATGAACCCGGAGGTCAAAAGTCCGGCTCTGGTGACACCGGAGGCGGTTCGGACGATGAATGAAATCCTTTCCCGTGGCAAGGGTGTTGAACTTGCCGTGAGAAATGGGAGGCTGGTTCTTTGGGAAACAGCCAGTAAAAAGAAATATGAGGCCGTTATAGCGAGATAACGGTAACAGCCATTACGGGCTATTGGTGAGAGTGGAAACGCTCTTGCCGATAGTCCGTTTTGTTTTTGATTTTAATGCCGCAAGGCTTGAAATGGTCAGTGAAGACCTAAAAACGCAAAAGGGAGAAAACCCTACCAAAAACGGAAAATAGTGCTGAGGGAACAGCCTTGTTAAACGCAGGAGGTATTTGTTATGGCAAAGATTGACACCAGTTTGATTGAAGGTTATGCGGACATGACCCCTGAACAGAAGCTCGCCGCTTTGGAGGCTTTTGAGTACGAGGATAATGCCGCAGAGCTGGAAAAGCAGAAGAACGCTCTTTCCAAGGCAAATTCTGAGGCCGCTGAGTGGAAGCGTAAGCACAATGCTCTTCTGTCCGAAGAGGAAAAGAAGAAGCAGGAGGACGCTGACAAGTTGGCCCAGATGGAACAGGAACTTGCTGATCTCCGCAAGGGTAAGACCGTTTCGGAGTATAAGGCCAAGTTCGTTTCTCAGGGCTACGATGAAGCTCTGGCTGAGGAAACCGCTCAGGCTCTTGCCGATGGTGACAGTGCTAAGGTCTTTGCCAATCAGAGCAAGTTCCTCGAAGAGTATGCGAAGAAGGTCAAAGCTGACGCTTTGAAGAAGACCCCTAAGCCTACTCCCGGTGCTGGTTCTGGTGGCGGTGCGATTGACTACGACAAGAAGATTGAAGAGGCGCAGAAGAACGGTGATCTGGCCGCTGTTGCCTACTACAACCGCCTGAGAGCGCAGGAAGAGGCTGAACAGAACAAATCGTGAGAGTAAAGGAGAATGACTTATGGCAGATACTCTGGCTACCAGTTTTGGAGTATTGAACTACTCCGGTATGCTCTTCAATAAGGGCAATACCCGTTGCCCCCTGTCCTCCATCATTGGCGGCAGGGCGAAGACCACTAATCATGTTGAGTTTGTGACCGGTCAGGAGTACACCACCGGTGGAGGCGAACAGCCCGGTATCAGTGAAACTGCTTCTCTGACTGCCCCTGATGCTTCTGTTGTCACTCGGACTCAGAAGACCAATGTGACTCAGATTTTTCAGGAGTCCGTAGGCATTTCCTATGCCAAGCAGTCCAATATGGGTACTCTGAGCGGCCTGAATGTGGCCGGTCAGCAGGCTAACCCGATCAATGAGCTTGATTTTCAGGTTGCAGCTAAGATGCAGAAGATCAACCGGGATATTGAGTTCACTTTCATTCAGGGTACTTTCAACAAGGCCACCACGGACTCCGAGGTGAATAAGACCCGTGGACTGGTGGAGGCCATTACCACCAATGTCACCGCTATGTCCAGTAAGCCTCTCGGCCTGTGGGATATTGCCGACATGGTGAAGAAGATTTACGGGGTCAATGCTCCTACCGATGGCCTGTGCCTGTGGTGTGACGCTGTGACCATGTTTCAGGTCAACGCTGACGCTGTGCAGAACGGCCTGACTGTGGTTCCTACCGCTCGGGAGATCAACGGTATCGCCCTGTCCAGTGTGGTTACTCCCATTGGCATTGTATACCTGTACCTTGGCGAGTGTCTTCCCGCTGGTACGGCCCTGCTTCTTGACCTGAATGTGATCGCTCCCGTCTATCAGCCTGTTCCCGGCAAGGGCAACTTCTTCTTGGAGCCTCTTGCCAAGGTTGGTGCCGGTGAGAAGTATCAGCTCTTCGGTCAGATCGGCCTTGACCACGGCCCCGAGTGGTATCACGGCAAGTTCACCGGTATCTCTACCGAGTTCACCGCTCCCACTTACAGCCGTAGCGTGTATGTGGCGAATGCGGCTGACTTCCCCGGTGGGTCTGCTTCTGCGGGTTAAAGAGAAATCTTGATGGAAAGGGATGACAGAAATCATGACTGACGCTGAGAAACTGTCCATGTTAAAGACCATGACCGGCGAAACAGATGAAGCCATGCTTTCTGTCTACCTTTCTATCGCCGCAAATAAGGTTTGTCGGAGAGCTTATCCATTTGACGATACCGTGACCGCCGTTCCGCCTCGGTATGACTTCAATCAGGTAGAGATCGCAGCTTACCTTGTGAATAAGCGTGGTGCGGAGGGAGAAACGGCGCACAGTGAAAACGGTATTTCCCGGTCTTATGAGGACGGAGATGTACCGCCTACCTTGTTGCGTGAGATTGTTCCCTTTGCCAGCGTCATCAAGGGGGACTCGACCTCATGAAGATCATGGAGCGTAATAAATCGTCCTATTGGTACTTGCTTTATGACAAGAAAGAACCGGTTCGGGACGAGGACGGCAATGAAACGGGAGATAGCAGTGTGGTCTACAAGGCCGCTGTCCAGCGGCGGGATAATGTGTCGGCGGCTACCGGTTCGGCTCAGGTTGAGCAGTTTGGTAATTTCATCTCCTATGACAAAGTGATTGTTACTGACGATCTCTCTTGTCCCATTGATGAAAATACCGTGCTGTTTGTTGATAAAGAGCCGGAGTATGACACTGACGGAAATCCCCTCTATGACTACATCGTGCGGCGTGTGGCAAAGAGCCTGAATTCCATCTCCTACGCTATAAGCAAGGTGACGGTATCGTGAAGACGATTAAAGTTCCTCTCTCCGTGGCCGGGATTGACAATGCCATTCGAGAGCTTGAACGCTACCAGAACTGGTTGAAAACCCGTGCAAATATCCTGCTTGACCGGCTGGCCCAAGAGGGTTTGTCTGTGGCCTCTGCCAATTTTGCGAAAGCGGAGTATGACGGAACAAATGATGTTTCTGTGTCCGTTGAGCAAAGAGCAACCGGAGCCAGAGCGATTGTCGCTATTGGTGCTTCCGTCCTCTTCATTGAGTTCGGCACCGGTGTTGTCTACCCCGATAATCACCCGGAAGCTGCGGAACATGGTATGCGCCGTGGAGAGTACGGAGTTGGTCATGGTAAGCAACAGACTTGGGGCTACTACGGTGAAGCCGGTACGAATGGTGTTGAGTTCACCAAACCGAACGGGAATACCGTAGTCCTCACACACGGTAATCCGGCCAATATGTCCATGTATGAAACCGTGAAGCATTTAGAGGGGATTTTACCCCGGTTGGCTCAGGAGGTGTTTCGATGATTGATGTAGAAAATCAGATTTATACACCGATTGCCGAAGCCCTTCGAGAAGCCTTTCCGGGTATTGACACAAGCGGGGAATATGTCAAAGCCCCTTCCACCTTTCCCCATGTAAGTATTGTAGAGCAGGACAATTACCCTACACTGACTCACCTGAGTACCAGTGACAGCGAAGAGTTTGCCACGATCATGTATGAGGTGAATGTTTACTCCAATAAATCTTCTGGGAAAAAGGCACAGTGCCGGAGCATTATGAAAGTCATTGATGATCTGATGTACCGGCGCAACTTCACTCGCATTTCCCTTTCCCCGGTTCCCAATTTGGAGAACGCAACAATTTACCGTCTGGTGGCCCGGTATCGGGCTGAAACGGATGGTGTAAATCTTTACAGGAGGTAACAGAAATGGCAATTAGCACCTACAAGGTCTTCCTTATGAAGAAGGAGTCTGCTGGTGACACCTATTCCAAGCTGGTTGACATTAAGGAGTTTCCCGATCTGGGCGGTGAGCCTGAAATGCTGGAAACTACCACGCTGTCTGACAATATGCAGACCTATATTGCCGGTATTCAGTCCCTCGATGGTCTGTCCTTTACCGCTAACTATGATATGACCGATTTTCAGAAGCTCAAGGCTCTGGAAGGTCAGACCAATAGTTATGCTGTCTGGTTTGGCGGTCAGGAGAGCGACGGTGTCGTGACCCCGGATGGCTCTAACGGCAAGTTCGAGTTTGACGGCCAGTTGTCCGTCTATCCCGTTGGCGGCGGCGTGAATGAGGTTGTGGATATGAACATCTCCATTGCCCCTTCCACCCCGATCACTTTCTCTGCTGAGTAATCACAATCGGCCTGAATGATAAGGAGGATTTATCATGGCTAAGACACTGACAATTAAAGACCCCGTTTCCGGCGAGAGTTATACGCTGGAATACACCCGCAAAACCGTTGAGATCATGGAGAAGCAGGGCTTCATTGCGGACGATGTTGACCGCAAGCCCATGACCATGCTTCCTGCGCTGTTTGCTGGTGCGTTTCTTGCACACCACCGTTGGGTCAAGAAAGATGTGATTGACCGGATTTATGCCCGTCTGCCCCGTAAAGACGAGCTTCTTCCTAAGCTGGTGGAGATGTATAACGAACCCATTCTGTCCCTCATGGAAGAGCCTGAGCAGAATGGTGATGACGAGGGAAACATGAACTGGACGGCGAACTGGTAAGCGGGTCGCTGTCCAGCAGACCGGGGGGCGGTGGCGGCAATCGCCCCGCTCCCCGTTTCGCTTACACGGAAAAGTTCTATCAGGTCTTCCCCTACTATCTTGCTATCGGAATGACCTACGAGCAGTTCTGGGAAATGGACTGTGATCTGGTGAAATATTACCGGAAAGCGGCTCGTATTCGTCAGGATTTGAAAAATCAAGACGCATGGTTGCAAGGAATGTATGTCTATCAGGCAGTAGGCAATTTGGCCCCCATCCTTCGTGCCTTTGCGAAGAAGGGTGCAAAGCCTCAACCCTATCCTGAGCAACCCTTTGAATTGAATGTGAGGCAGGACAAGAAGGTAGAGAAGACCAAGGAAAAGAAACAGGACGATAAGGCAAAAGCCTATATGCAGATGTTCGCAATGTCGTTCAACAAGAAATTTCAGGGGAAAGGTGGTGGAGTAAATGGCCGATAATGTTGAAATTCAGGGCTTAGAGTTTCAAATTCAGGAAAACAGTGAAGGTGCTGTTTCTGGGATTAACAATCTCAAAAAGGCTCTGAGCGGTTTGAAGGGTGCTACTGGTGCCAGTGTTACCGGCCTGAATGCTACCAGTAAGAGTATTCGGGAATTGAAGAATGCCCTTTCCGGTCTGAATAGCGGAGATGTGTCTAAGAAGTTGACTCAGATCGCTACGGGTCTGAAAGCCTTGGAGTCGGCCAAGAATATTAAGATTTCCAGTTCCATTGCCAATCAGTTAAACGCCCTGAATGCGGCTCTGGCAAATGTCCGGTGGACGGATGGCGATAAGCTCAGAACCCTTGCTGATGGCCTGCGTCCCCTGTCTGAGTTGGGTAAGGCCAATATGACCACCTTCATCAATCAACTTAGAAAACTCCCCACCGTGATTGAGGAACTGGAAAAGGCTGACATTGATAAGTTTACCCAGCAGATGAAAGAACTGGCCGCAGCTATGAAGCCTTTCGCAGATGAAATGCAGAAGGTGTCCAATGGCTTCTCCGCATTCCCTTCGAGAATTCAAAGGTTGATTAGAAGCACGGAGCAGTACAACAATACCGTCAGACGGGCTACCAATAGTACCAGTGCATGGGGTAAGGTTGCAAACGGCCTGAAATTCGGCACGATGATTTATGGCCTGAGCCGGTTGGCCTCTATGATCGGCACGGCTATCACAAAGTCCAATGAGTATCAGGAGAACTTGAACCTATTCACTGTGGCTATAGGTGAATATGCTCAGGAAGCTTTTAATTACGGGCAGACCGTAAGTGAGGTTCTGGGTATTGACCTGTCTGACTGGATTAGAAATCAGGGTGTGTTCAACACCCTTCTGACCGGTTTTGGTGACACGGCGGAGAGAGCGGCCCTTATGAGTAAGAACCTGACTCAGCTGGGCTATGACCTGTCCTCCTTCTTCAACATTTCTGTTGAGGACGCAATGCAGAAATTACAGTCTGGTATTTCCGGTGAGTTGGAGCCGTTGCGCCGTCTGGGTTACGATCTTTCTCAGGCCAGATTGGAAGCAACCGCCCTGTCCCTTGGAATTGATAAGAGCGTTATGTCCATGACTCAGGCTGAAAAGGCCGAGTTGCGGTACTACGCTATCATGACTCAGGTGACTACCGCTCAGGGGGATTTGGCAAGAACCTTGGAAGCTCCTGCCAATCAGATCCGTGTTCTGTCCGCACAGTTTAATATGGCGGCTCGGTCTATCGGCAACATCTTCATCCCGGCCCTGAATGCTATTCTTCCCTACGCTATCGCTGTGGTTCAGGTCATCCGGGAGATCGCTGACGCAATCGCTTCCCTGTTTGGGTTTGAACTGACTGAGGTTGATTACTCCGGTATCACGGCAGGAGCCAGCGGAGCCGGTAGCATGGCTGACAGTCTTGATGAAGCTGCGGGAGCGGCTAAGAAGTTGAAGCAGTACACCGCTGGATTTGATGAACTGAATGTGTTCTCTCCCGACAGCGGTAGTGCCGGTTCCGGTGTTGGGGCCGGAGGTGGTAACGGCTTTGATTTTGAACTTCCCGAGTATGACTTCCTTGGAGACGCTGTTTCCACTCGGATTGACGAGATCAGGGCCAAGATGGAGCCTTTTGTCACTTGGATTAAGGACAACATGGCTGAGATTTTGGAAACTGTGGCGGCTATCGGAACGGCTATGTTGCAATGGAAGGTTGCGAATGGTATTCTTGGCCTCTTTAACACTGTGAAGGGTTTGAAGGGTAAGAACCTGCTATACAACATTACTTTCGCAATTACCGGTCTTGGACTGTTCTTGGACGGCTGGGACAAGATCAAGGAGGCCATTGATGACATTTTGGAGAACGGCCCCAATCTTACAAATGTCACGCAGTTAATCAGCGGTTTCGCTGAGGGGCTTGGAGTAGCGTTCTTGGCTCTCGGAAATGTAAAACTGGCTGGTGCTTCTCTGGTTATCTCTGGCCTGAGCGGTATCGTGTCGAGCATTTCTGATATGGTCAATAACGGTGTCAATTTCGACAACGCCACAAACCTTGTCAGAAATCTCGGTATCTTCCTGAGCGGCATTGGTCTTCTGACCAATAACCCTGTCCTAACCGGAGGCGGATTGGCTCTCACCGGCATTACCCTGATTGTGCGGAATTTGGCCGATGTTATGGAGGCTTTTCGTACCGGGGATTGGAGCGGAGTCGATAAGGTAGAGTTGGCCGCTGGCCTCCTGCTGACGGTAGGCGGGTTCTTGACCGCCATTGGCACAATCAATCAAATCACTTCTAAGATCGGTGCGGGAAAAGCTGTTACCAGTGCTTCTACCGCTTTGCAGGAAGTGACAAATGCCATGGGTAACAGTGCGGGTGGTGGCCTTAATGGTACACTGAAAAGCCTTGCACAGAGCCTCGGTTGGGGTCTTGTCGTAGTGGCCGAAGTAGCTGCGGCGGCAGTCCTAATTGTTGGAGCAATCGCTATTCTTGGTATTGAGTTAGATCAGGTTGGTAAGGCTTGGGAGCCGGTCATTGAAAATGGCGAAATAGTTGCTACGGCTATCTTCCTCGGAACTAACCTCCTGATCGGCGTTGGCCTTGCCGCCTATGCCCTTGGAACTGGTGGTGTAGCCATTGCTACCAATGTTGGTCTTGGTACGGCTATCCTCTTGGAGTTGGGTGTTGCTACTGGCCTATTTGTCGTAGAGGTCTGGGCTATTGGCAAGGGCCTTGACGAGATCGGTCAGGCATGGCAACCCGTCATCGACAACGGAGAAACGATTGCTACCGGTATCGGTGTTGGCACCGGGCTTCTGGTTGGCATTGGTGTAGTGACTGCGGCTCTGGGTGCGGCTACGGTTGCCAGTGTGGGTCTTCTCCCGGTGGCCGTTGGTCTTGGTACTGCCATTCTGGTAGAGTTGGCGGCGGCATTCGTGGCCTTTACCGCAAGCCTTGTCAGCGTGGCAGACGAATTGACCTTTAATCTCGCTCCGGCATTGACCAGAGTGAACGGGGTTCTCCCGGCTCTCACGGTGAATATGTCTAACTTCGTGGATTTCATGTCCACCTTTGCCGGAGAGATCGGTTCTTACACTGACTCTATGGGCGGTATCACTTGGGATAGCATTGTGAGCGGGTTCCAGCAGTTGTTCGCAGGAAATCCCATTGGAGATTTTGCGGACGATGTAGCTGATATTGCTACGGACACCGCAAACCTAAATGCGCAGCTGGTGATTGCTGTACCGGAACTGCGTCAGGCGGTGTCTTTGGTAACTCAGTATTCCGCTCTTATTGACCAGCTGGAAAGCCTGCTGAATGACAGAGAGGCAGTGGTTCTGTCCGGGGCCATGTTTGTTAATATGCAGGAGGTAGGCGTAAATCTGGTTACAGGTTTTGCGTCCGGCATGAATAGTCAGGCCGGTTTACTGAATGAGAGTTTCGCTACGATTACGAACGGCATTCAGTTGACCTACACTACCATGCTGACCACTATTCAGACGCAGACCACCACTACTTGGCTGAATATCTACACTGTGACGATTACTCAGTGGACAACGATCAGCACCTACCTGACCACCACATGGACTACGCTGACCACCACTTGGACTACCACGATGACCACCCTTCAAACTGGTTGGTCTACCGGGTGGACGCAGATGACTACCGGGTGGAACACTTTCAGTACCACCTTCCAAGCCAGCCTGACTACCTTCTCCACGCAGACTACTACTAAGTGGTCTACGATGTGGACGCAGATGACTACCACTTGGACTACTTGGCAGACCGAGTTCATGACCGGCTACACCACCTTTGAAACCGAGTTCTCCACCGCATGGTACTCCATGTGGAGGGGTATGACGAACACAACGATCATCCAGTGGAACAGCGTCTTGACCGTCATGGAAAAGGCCATGAACAATGCTATTTCCGCTCTGAACGATGTTATTCGCTCTATCAATGCGGTTTCGTGGATTACCGGTATCAGCCTGAGTTATTTCAGTGAAGTGCAGCTTGACCCCATTCCCTATTTCGCACAGGGCGGTTTCGTTGATGAAGGTCAGCTCTTTATCGCTCGGGAGGCCGGGGCTGAGATGGTCGGTGCCATTGGCAATCGGACGGCGGTAGCCAATAATGACCAGATTGTGGAAGGTATCTCCGCTGGTGTGGCGAATGCCAATGATGGCGTGATCGCCGCTATCTACGCACTCATGAACATCATTGAGGATAAGGATTTGTCCGTGTCCATCGGTGATGATGTGATTGGCCGGTCTTATGACCGGTACAGCAGAAACAGAGGTGTCCGTGTGAACAGCGGAGCATTCTCGAACGCTTACTAAGGGGGTAGGGATATATGGCTTCTTTCATCAAGATCAATGGTCGTGATTATCCCTGCCCCCGAAGGGGCTTAGAAATGATGGTCGCTACCATAGTGGACTCCGCCCGGAACGCAAATGCCGTGGTGGTGGGACAGGTAGTGGGCCGTGAACAGCAGAAGTTAAACAATTTGGAATGGGCTTACCTGACTGCGGAACAGTGGTCGGCCATTTTGAAGGAGTTCTCCAATTTCTATGTGACGGTCAGTTACCCGGATATGGTGAACAACACATGGACTACCCGGAAGATGTACCCCGGAGATCGCACCGCAGAGCCGTTCCACCTTGACCCTGTAACGCAATTACCCCTTGACTACATTAACTGTAAAGTCAATCTCATTGACTGTGGCGAACCGCTTTAAGGAGGGATGGGAGCATGAAGTCAGTCAGCAATGCTTATAAGGCCAGCATGAAAGCCATGCTCCGAAACCGTTCCTATGTCCGTATCACCTTCGGCAATGTAGACACTACCGCAGCTACGGACGGTGAGTGGGAAAGCAATGGTGCGGCAAGTATCTCCGAGTTTGAAACGGTGGATTACGCCTATCAGTACGGAGATACCTATGCCGCTTTAGAGTTAAACCGCTGGGCTTTGGACGGTAAGACCCTGATCGTCCCTACCGGGGAGGATGTGCAGGACGGCTTTATTTCGAGCCTTATGAGTGACGCAGAGGGGAATTTCACTACCCCTCCGGTTATTACACGGGAGTTTTCCTTGAAGCATATCTTCCCCGGTTTAACCCTGACCTTCGACACCAGACAGCAGGAATGGCCGCTGGAAGTGACCGCTGATTTCTACCTGAATGGAGAAGTGGTGGACACCCAGACGGTTTCCATCGCCAGTGTTCAGACCACGATCACCACCACGGCTACGGAGGTAGACAAGGTTACAATCACCTTTGACCGGTGCTTGCCCTACCGCAGACCCCGATTGGAGAATGTGCTTTACGGCCTGAATGTCCAGTTCGTGAACAAAGATATTGTTTCCACTCAGCAGAAGCATGATGTTGACCCTCTGAGCCGAAGATTGCCGACAGAAACAATGCAGTTCACAATCTTAGATTATGAACACAAGTATGACCCAGACAACCCTGCTGGTATTTACGCCTATGTGGATAAGAATTCTCCCATTGAAATCCAATTCGGCTATGAGTTACCAGACGGCTCCGTGGAGTGGTTGAAGCCGGATAACTATGTGTTGAATGCCAAGCCCAGCGCACAGAACAATCAAGCCACTTTCAACGGCACCGGCCTGATCGGGAGTCTGAGCGGCACTTTCTATAAGAGCAAGCTGGGTTCCAAGAGCCTTTACGACATGGCCGAAGAGGTTCTTTTGGACGCAGGGTTGACCCTGACAGAGCAAGGGACAAATCCTTGGGAGATTGATGAAGCTCTAAAGGATATGTTCACTACGGCGGCTCTTCCCATCGACACCCACATGAACTGCTTGCAGCTAATCGCTCATGCGGCCTGTTGCCGCCTCTACACGGACGATGACAACATCATCCATATCAGACCATTCGGTGTCACGGTAATCGGCATATACAACGGCGTATGGGCCGATAACGGCCATGTTTGGTTCAGTGAGTGGGACACGGTGGACAAGGGAAACACCGCAGAAAATACCTATGCCACTTTCGAGTTAAACCGGTGGACGCTGGGCGGAGAAAATCAAATCATCCTGCCTGACAGCAATGCCGGTCAGAGAGGCTATATCAGCGAGGCCATGACGGGGGCGGACGGCTCTTTCTCCAATCCCCCGGTTTTCACAAAGACCTTCGATGTACCTCATGATCTACCGGTCTTGGCAATTCGCTTTGATACGGTTCTTGATGAATTCCCCGGCTCTGTTCAGGTGAAGTATTACCACGATGAAACTTTGCTTGATACCCAGACAGTGCCGGTTGACTCCGTGGAAGTGTATGTGTCCTCCAATTTGGCAATCGAGTGTACCAAAATTGAAGTGACCATGATCGGGAACTTGCCCTACCGGAGAGCCAGAGTCACTAAGGTCTACTACCGGGAAACTGATTTCACTCTGGACTTTACCTCCATTGGAGAGAACAGCCAGAAGATTTCCAAGATTGACGAATTGAAGTCCGTTTCCGTAGCCCGGTACTCCTACACGGCCTCCAATGACACTTCCACACTATTTGAGGGAACGACCACCGAAACTGAGCTTCATGTTGAGTTCTCTGGTCTTGCACAAGATGTTCAAATTTCTGTATCTGATGGGACATTGGTATCTTCCAATATCTACGCCAGAGCTGCGGACTTGGTGTTATCCTCCGGCACCAAGACCGTAAAGATCACAGGCAAAACACTGACTGAGAATTCGGTGGTCGTTTCCTACCCCGTTGCTCAGTCCGGCGAGATCGACAAGGAGGAAAATCCCCTTATCACCAATGATACGATGTGTGCGGCTCTTGCAAATCATGTAAAGAGTTATCTGCAAATGCGGAACACCTATGAAGCCAGTTACCGGGGAAACCCGGAAATGGAAGTCGGTGACATTATCGGTTTGCAAACTCTTTACACTGACGAGATGGACGCTCTTATCTTGGTGGATGAAATTACTTTTGACGGCTCTTTGAGCGGAAAGATGACGGTGAAAGGCTTGATATGAGTGTAATTGATAATCTGATTTTCGACAGAACCCAAGCCGATGTTGACCGTGTGTTCGAGTTGAAAAACAAAATCCTGACCGGGGGAGGGCTTTCGGCCCTCACCCCGGAGGAACAGTCCGAATTCATGACCGGGATGAAAGGGGCTTACAATGCTACCGATTTCAACCGGATTGGAGAGGCAATCGCCTATCTGGTAGAGCGGATGAAGGATTTGGCTATCTACGATGACAGCATTATCCCGAAGGTGGATTGGGCGGTAGGAGAATGGCCCACACAAAGTCAAATCTCCAATCTGCTGTCCTGCTTGACCAAACTGAGAGCCAAACTCAATCTACCGGCCAATGCCCCTGCTGTTCCGGGGTCTATGGACTACATGACCTTTCAACTGGCAAACGACATTGAGCAGTTGCTTTTCATGATCGACAGCAGAGTGACACAAACAACCGCTCCATTCCCCTATACAGGGGTTCGGTACTGCGGTCAATAAAAAGGAGGAACATGAAACGCTATGAAAGACACCACTATCAAGGGCAACGGAAAGTCCAGTATCATTCGGGCACCTTCCGATATGCCTGCTACCTTCGAGGAATGGCGGCAACAGCTGATCGCCGGAAACGGCTACTTAGATGTTGTTCTAAACACCGACACCGCAGGCGCAAATGCCGGTTGTGATGTAGTGGGAACACCTCTGAGCAAGGTAAATCTGCTGGACGATACCACGAAAGCGGCACTGGAACTTGACGGGGCTGACCCTACGGTGAATGACGCTCTCTATGCCCTGAGTCAGAAGGGTTCTCCGGCTGAGTGCCATGTCTATGCCGATAACGGCACCACCGTCACCATGACCAGAGGAAGTACCGTGCTTTCCGCTGTGGCCTCTGGTGGAGAAGCCGTCCTCTATCCCGCAGAGCTGGGTGACTGGACTATCCAATACACCTACGGCGGCTCTCAGAAGACTAAGACCTACACGCTGGAAGTCATTGGCATTGTGTATGTCTATCCCTTCAACATTACCGGCTCCTTGGAGGAAACCGATTGGGATGAAATTGCCCTGTGTTCTCAGTTCGGTCAGGCCAAAAACTACTTCTCTGTGGGAGTTCGGACGAATGTCAGTATCGGCGGCACTACCTATCAGGTTCAGATCATCGGATTTGACCATGACCAGTTGACCTCCGGTGGCATGGCCGGTATCACCTTCCAGCTGGTGAATTGCCTCAATCAAACAGCTCAGATGAACAGTTCTAACACGAACGCCGGTGGCTGGAACAGTTCTGCCATGCGTACTCGAATGAGTACCTACCTGAGTCAGCTTCCCGCCGCTCTGCAAAATGTTATCAAGACAGTCAACAAGCGGACTTCCGCTGGCAATCAGTCCTCTTCCATCCAGACCACTCAGGACAAGTTGTTCTTGCTGTCTGAGATTGAGATTTTTGGTGCTACCACCTACTCTTTCGCCGGTGAGGGTACTCAGTACGAGTATTATGCCGCTGGTAACTCCACCGTTAAGACCGTCAATGGTTCTGCGGACTACTGGTGGGAGCGTTCTCCTCGTAGCGGCGCCGCGACTCACTTCTGCTTTGTGGACTCCTCGGGCAATGCCAGCTATGGCAACGCCAGCTACTCTTTTGGCGTGTCCTTCGGCTTCTGCGTTTAATCTGTCATCCACAAAATCCCGCCCCGGAAGGGGCGGTGTAGGAGGGTAATATGTCAGTCCCAAAATTTATGCGGGGAGAAAGCAATGTGCAGTTCATTGAAACCGCAAGGCGATTGGAACTTCACGCTTTCTCCGTAGTCACGAAATCCCCTAAGAGGTACGGCCCTTATCTTCTCTATCCGATCATGCACCTGTGTTCCACGGTTCATGACGAGGTGAGAGCGGCCAATAATATCTACCCCACAAACAAACATGAAGCGCAAATGCGCCGGGACTGTCTTACCAGAGCCAATATTGCCCTGCAAAATCTCAGTCCGAAGTTAGCCCTTCTCTATGACGCTATTCTCCAAAACCCAGAAAAGTACCCATGGGTTGACCATGCTATTCAGGAGTTCGGAGAGTATATCGTAGATGAAGCCAAACTGATTTCCAGCGTGAAGAAATCTGATCGGAAAAGGTATAAAGACCTTCCCGATTAGTTTTCTAAAATATGGGTCAAGTCCTGTTAAACCTTGCCTGTTCTGCGAACAACTGGTGGGAGCGTTCGCCTAATAGCGACAACACGACTAACTTCTGCAATGTGAACAACTCGGGCAATGCCAACAATAACAACGCCAGCAACTCTAATGGCGTGTCCTTCGGACTCTGCAACTTCGTATAGGTCAGTCGTAGTAACCCCATTGGGTGAAATCAGTACCTTTTGCAGAGGGAGGACTTGTACCCTGCCTATGGGCTAAAACTTCCGGGCACATCGTTTGAAATGCGCCCACCCCTAAAGGGGCACTCCGATGTAATCAGCCGGACGCTTCTTGCATGGTGAGTGATGTATGGTAACTCATTTCATGGCTGGTATTACTACGCAGTTAGAACCCATACCCAACAATCATACTGTACGGAGGGAAATCTTTTCATGACCAGTGCGGAGAGAAGAGAAATCCGTTATCAGAGAAGAAAGGCCAAACGGGAAGAGGCTCGTAGAAAGCGAAGTATGGCCTGTGGCGATTTTGAAGAGGTCTTTTCTTTCCGACACCTATATCTTTCGGGAAAGAAGTGCTGTAAAGGTGTTTACTGGAAATCTTCTACACAACGCTATATCGGCAATATCATCCCGAACATTGCCCTGATAGCGAGATCGCTGAACGAGGGTAATTTCTACCACCGTGGCTTCCATGAGTTCACCATCATGGAGCGTGGTAAGAAACGGTATATCCGCTCTGTTCATATTACGGAACGGGCCGTTCAAAAGTGCCTTTGTGATTACTGCATTGTCCCAATCTATTCATCCTCTTTCATCTACGACAACTCGGCCAGTCTGAAACACCGTGGAATGGACTTCGCCCTGCGGCGTATGATCTGCCACTTGCAGAAGCACTACCGGAAACATGGTCTGGCCGGTGGCATTCTGATTTTTGACTTCAAGAGTTATTTCGATGAAGCACCACATGGCCCCTTAGCTGCGGAAGCAAAGCGGCGGCTCCATGATGACCGTGTTCGCTCCCTGCATGATAGCTTCATTGCGGATTTCGGGCCGGTGGGCTTAGGGCTTGGAAGTCAAATCTCTCAGACAAATGCCCTGCTTCTCCCAAGTCCGATTGACCACTACTTCAAGGAAAAACTTCGGATTAAAGGCTATGCCCGGTACATGGACGATGGGTATGCCATTTATGAGGACATTGATTTTCTCAGAACCGAAGGAATGTTTGGACTGGAAGAGATGACCCGAAAGTTAGGTCTACGGTTGAATTGGAAGAAAACTCGGGTTATCCCGCTGGCTGATTTCTACCGGTGGTTAAAGACCAAGTTCATTCTCACCCCGAGCGGCAAGGTCATTTTGAAAATGAACCCGGACTCCACCAAGATCATCCGGCGCAAGTTGCGTACCTTTCATGGGAAGTGGGAAAGAGGTGAGATGACGGTTGCGGACATTCGGAGTTCCGTAGAGAGTTATCACGGGCACATGAAGCGAGGAAACAGTTTTAAGGTTAGAGAGAACACCAATCAGTATTTCAAATCCATGTTCGGCTTCTATCCGAACAAGAAAGGCTGGGAAAGAAATGTATCGAATTCTCAAAGATGGAACGCCTCTGGCAACGGTGACAACCCCTGTGTGGGTCAGAATGCAGAACAACGGGTGCTTCGGGCTATGCACAGAGGAACAGGCACACGGCATTGTGATCGAGGGGTCTGTGTACCACATTGAGGGTAGGAGCGAACTGGAAGGGAAGGAAACCGTGAGCGTGACCACGATCAGCGAGGTTGCCTACCAGAAGGAGCAGGAGGCCATTCTTAAAGGCAAGGCAGAACAGACCGATGTGGACGCTATTGCGGCGGCTATTGAGAGGGGGTTATCTCTGTGAACGAGAGAATGTTGAACGCACTGTCCAGCGCAATTTATATGTCCCGGCTCATGTTGGAAGGGAAACAGGTGGAAAACGATGACCAGAAGATCAGGGCCTCCGGTCTGTACCCTGATTGGGTGAAAGGAAATCATACTGTCGGGGAAATCTTCAACACCCATGCCGGAGATGACCTTGGCTCTGAATGGGAGCAGACTTGGGAGTGCTATCAGGCTTACGACAATGGCACCTACCCTGATATTGTTCCCGGAAATGCCGCATGGTACACCTTCAACCGCCCTCTGCATGGCAAGACCCCGGAAACGGCCCGTCCCTATGTTCCTGTTCAGGGCGCACACGATATGTACCAGCAGGGAGAGTTCATGGTGTGGACGGACGGTGAAACCTACGAGTGCATTGACCCCAACGGGACTGCTTATAGCCCCGGAGATTACGCCGCAGCTTGGCAGAAGTGGGAGGGATGATAATGAGTGAAATCATCGTCGCTTTGGTTTCCGGTGGAATTACTCTGGTAGGTGTCCTGATCGCCAACAGCAAGACTCAGGCTGTTATGGACACCAAACTGGAAGAGTTGACCCGTGAAGTCCGGGAACACAACAATTTTGCCAAGCGAATGCCCGTGGTGGAGGAACAAATCAAGGTTATCAATCACCGGATTTCTGATTTAGAAGAGTTCCACAAGCCAGATTGACTGAAATAATTTAGTGTACCCACAAAACAAATTTAGTGCATTTTGGTGAGTTTGGTGATAAATCTAAGGCTTTTACAGTAAAGTCCTCTATATATTGTGTTCTATAAGGGAGTTTATACACGAAAAATGAAAAATGGACGGTAAAATCGCCCTCAATCCCTTGTGGCACAATAATTTGCGGTAGTGGCGGATTTATCACCAAATTCTTCACCAAACAAGAAAGGAGAACATTATGGAAAACATCATCAAGCGTCTTGGAAACCTTCTGTCTGTTAAGAGTCTGGTTACATTGGCTCTCACCTGTGTATTTGCGTACATGGCGTGTACCAATCAGATCAGCCAGGACTTCATGACCATCTATGCGGTCATCATTGCATTCTACTTCGGTACACAGAGCCAGAAAACGCAGGAGCTTTTGGACAATAACGGGGAGGGCTAAGTCATGATGAAAGCAACTGAGCTGGTCAACAAGGCTGTTGACATTGCCAAGAATTACAAGACGCTGTATGTCATGGGGTGCTTCGGTGCCCCCATGACTGCGGCCAATAAGAAGCGGTATACCACCAATCACTCCTACAACAAAGCTGCGGCTCGTGTGAAGATGATTAACGCCGCTTCTGAGGACACCTTTGGGTTTGACTGTGTATGTCTTATCAAAGCTATCTTATGGGGCTGGGATGGCGATAAGAACGCCACCTATGGCGGGGCCAAGTATGCCTCCAACAATGTCCCTGACATTGGGGCAGACAGCATGATTAAGAAGTGCCCGGACGCTTCTACCACCGGCTGGGACAGCATGGAAGTCGGTGAGGTGGTGTGGACTACCGGCCATATCGGTATTTACATCGGTGACGGTCTGGCTGTTGAGTGTACGCCTAAGTGGAAGAATTGTGTGCAGATCACCGCTGTTGCCAATATCGGCTCTAAGAGCGGCTACAACGCCCGGACATGGAAGAAGCATGGTCATATCCCCTATGTGGAATATAGCGGCCAGACAGAGGCTCCTACGCCAGAGAAGGACACTCCTACGGCCTCTACTTCCACCAAGGAGGTCAAGGCTACCGGTGTGGCTACCGGCTTTGACAAATCTCTGGCCGGGACTTACACCGTGACCGCCGCAAGCGGCCTGAATGTGCGGAATGCAGCTGGAACGAACAACAAAGTGCTGGTGGCTATTCCCAAGGGCACCAAGGTTCAGAACTACGGCTACTACACTCTGGTAGGTGGTGTGAAGTGGCTGTATGTGAAGTTCACCTACAACGGCGTGACCTACATCGGATTTGCGTCTGCGTCCTACTTGAAGAAGTGAGGTTGAGATCATGAGCGGCAAGCGAGTAGCCAAGAAGCCCAAGAAGAAAATCAAGAAGAGAACCCTCTTCACGGTTTTCTCCATGTTCAATCTGTTCTGGTACACCGTGGCCGTTCTGGTTGCCAATTTCCACGACCACATGATTTCATCAGAACTGACCGTAGCATGGTTCTCAGCGTGGACGGTGGAATTGGCCCTGCTGTTTGGTATCAAGATCAAGGACAAGTCTTCCGAGGATGACGCTGTGGGGTGAGAAAATGCAAGTGCTGACAGACCTGACTTTGGACAAGCTGATAAATCTGTATGTCGGTATCGTGACCCACGATAAGAAGCAGCTCATTGAATGGGATGACCACCGGAGAACCCCTCTCTATGAGTTGAAGAAGAGAACCTTGGCTCAGGACACCATGATACTCGGGGCACTTCGATGTGCCAAGGCTAATGGATTTACCGGCGAAGAGGGTTGACCCCATCGGAGAGTCGAACTTTTTCGATGGAGAGTCGAACCCCAAAATAGGCAAAAAGAGGACACTCCCTGCCATTTACGGCAAGGAGTGTCTTTTTGTTTGAACGAAAATCGTCCCCCACACAAAGCAGGGTTCGGATTTGCGCTCAATGGTGGACTCTAACCCCTCAAATCCGAACCCCTTGTCAGAGGAAGAGGATATTCGGAAAGTCTTGTTTTTGCAGGAGGTCAGGTTGTATGCGGTGGTAATGCGGAAACCGTCAGGCTCGTCCCAGACCGTAACCGAGTTCACCATGAGGTCAATGATAATCCGCTTGAAATTCTCGTCCTCAATATTTCCGTCCTTAAATTTGGTGAGCCAATAGACAATCTGATCTCTGTCGATTTTACAGACATACTTCTCTTCTTCGGCTATCAACCGGAGAAGATTTTTCTTTTCCTTCTCCAATTCTACCAGACGGCTCATGAGAGCGTCAGAGGCAATACCTTTCTCCACGGCCTTTGTGATATTGGCAATGCCGCTCTCGGTTTCCTTCATCCTTTCGGATAGTTCAGGAATGCGAGTGTTTTCCCGCAAGTCCTTTTCTGTCTGGGAGATTGCCATATCAGCCATTTCCTGAATAGCGTCATCGGTCAGCAGCTCCATAGCGTCCTGAGCCACGATCTGTTTCCTGAGAGGCTTCTTATCGCAAGAGTGTTGACGCTTCCGGGTGTAGCAAGTGTAGTAGTTGTGGACGGCTCCGGTCTTACTGGTTCCGCTTTCCCCATTCATAGAGCCTCCACAATGGCCGCAGAACAGCTTTCCGGCCAAGAGGTAATCTACCTTAGCCTTTCCCCTTGCCGGGGCTTCTGCGTTCGCTGAGAGCCGTTTTTGGACGGTTTCAAATAAATCCTTGTCGATGATGGCCGGAACGCCCCCTTCCTTCTCAAAATCCTTGTAGCGGTAGACTCCGATATATCTTCTGTTACGGAACATGGACTTGAAACTGTTTCGGTTGAATTCGGCTCCCTTGGCTGTCCGGTAGCCTTTGGCATTGAACATACGGCAAATGTCCGCTACGGTTTCTCCATTGGCATAGAGTTCAAAAGCCTCTTGGACGATATGAGCCGTATCGGGATTGATGACCAGTTTGTGATCTTCAATCTTGTAGCCAAGAGGGACATGACCTCCGATACTGTGACACTTCAAAGCGGACTCTCTCATGCCTCTGGTGATCTTCTGGGAAAGGTCAGCGGAGTAGTATTCAGCAATGCCCTCTAAGACGGCCTCCAAGATGATGCCTTCTGGGTTCTTAGAGATACCCTCGGTGGCGGACTCTACTTTGACACCGTTTTTCCTGAGCCTCATTTTGAAAACCGCACTATCTTCCCGGTTTCGAGCAAAGCGGTCAAGTTTCCACACGATGACCAGTTTCCATGTCTGGTGTACGCTGGCCGTAATCATCTCTTGGAAGTGGACTCGCTTCTCTACATCTTTCCGAGCCGTGGTAGCACGGTCAACATAGATGGCTACAATGCGGTAGTTTTTCCGCTTGCAGTAGGCTATGCAATCCCGCAGCTGTCCTTCAATGGACTGTTCCTTTTGACGCTCGGAGCTGAACCGGAGGTAAAGACACACATCGGTATCACCTTGAAGCAGAGTGGAGGGGTCTTCCCGGAATTGGTTAATTTCTTCCTCTGTCAGCATAGACAGATCAATGGGGAATTTGAACTTCTTCATAGAATTCTCTTCACCTCTCGGGCTTTACCTACAAACCGAACTTGCTTGATCTCATTCCCTCTAAAGACCATATCAGGATAGTAGGGGTTGAAAGAATGCAGGGTAAGGACATTCTCTTCAAAGTGGACTTGTTTGATAAAGCCGTCTTGCCGATCTACAACGGCCACGACAATATCTCCATCTTCAATGTCTACTTCACGCTGGATAAGGACTAAATCACCGTCATCAATCTTCGGGGACATACTATCTCCGGCAATCTTAATCCAAAAGCAATTCTCATTGTCGTATTCGTCATCTACATATTGCCAGCCTAAAATCATCTCTTCCGCAATCACTCCTACCCCAGCGGAGGCCAAGCCGATAACAGGACGCATACCCCTTTTCTCATAGGGCAGATACTCTTTGATCTGGTCAGAATGAGGAAGGGGGTTATCTGTTTTTCCCATGAGGTAGTCAACTGATACTCCGAAATATTGAGCAAGAACTTGTTGTGTGGCAGACTGAGGCACCACACCTCTCTTCCAGTCACCGAAAGCGTTTTTGCCAAGACCAAGTTCATCTTGAACCTGTTTTTGGTTCACGCCCTTTTCTTTACGGAGTTCAGTTACTCTCTCATAGAATGTCATCGGGTTTCCCTCCAATCCCGTTAACGGGAAAATTTTTGAGAAATCCTTGTATTGCCTATTGACAAATCCCGATATAAGGATTATACTCATAACAACAACGAAAGTTACAAACAGGCAACACTAATCCGAGGGGTCAAATTCCTCTTCTTTGAAAAGAAATTCGGCTCCTGAGTCAAAAGGAAATCTCGAATGCTTATTGTTCTGTGGCAAGTTCAGTATAGCATAAGAGAGTTTCCCTTGCAAGGATAATTTATAACTTTTGTTGTAAATCGAATGAAGGGAGGTAACACGATGGGAGAAACCCCCACCCCTCGCCCCTATTGGACACCTGACGCACCTGTGGCACGGCTGAGTGAGCCTGAGCGCACCAGCATTGCAGAACAGATCAGAACCCTCGTGGAAGGTTTTAGTCTGACCTACACATGGCTCATTCGGCAGTTGTCCGATGAAGGACTGATGACCGACAAATTTGAAATGTCGGCAACGCTGGCCGGTGTCCGAACTGGCAGTAAGGCGGACGAAATTCTTCGCCGTTCCCTTTCCATCCTACGAGAGTATCAGAAGCGTATGGGGCCGTGTAAGGAGCCATGAGTGTGTTTGTGCCAGAGGTGCAAGCTCAGGCCAGAGCCGCAAGCCTGTTGCTGGTTCAGAGAGTCCGGGAGTATTTCACCGATGATGGACACCGGAAAGAGTTTGAGGACTGGTACGAACAAAAGTATGGCAGAAAGTACACATGGAAGAAGGTAACAGAATGAAAAGGTTTTTCGGAGTCTTGGCGTTTCTCTCGTTCTTCTGGCTCTATGGAACAATCGGGGCCGTGGAACAGGATATGCTATCCCTTGGCACCGGGACAATTCACATGATCTTAGCCTTGGCCTGTTTCTATGTGTTCTGCAAACTGGCCGGAGCCTTTTACCCCACGCAGAAAAAGAAAAGCCGCTCTCGGTGTAGCAGACCGGAGAACGGCAAGCGTAAATGCTCAATCTGATTATAACACGATGTTTGAAAATTGAAAAGGAGATTTTCACATGAATAAGAATGTATTTTCCCAACTTGCAGCTGAGTTTGAGAAGATGGAAACGACCATTGCTTTCCAGAGCAAGATTATTAAGGCCGCTACCGCTCAGAAAACCTGTTGTCCTTGCGGCATTGACCAGTCTGTGTTCAATCTTCCGAAGATGAAGCTGGACGATTGCTCTTGGGCTGAGATTGATATGTACGGCAAGAGCGGTATGGCCGATAAGGTGTTCGCCTTGGGTGATACCAAGACGGTGCAGTTGAAAGATGGCACCGCCATTCATGTCCGTATCATCGGTTTCAATCACGATAGGGACAAGCACAGCAATATTCTCCCGATCAGCTTTGAAACGGTGGAAACCCTCAATGCTGATTTTCAGATGAACCCGGAATACACGAACAAGGGTGGCTGGCAGAATTCTCAGCTCCGCAAGATGTTGAACAATTCCATCATCGAACTGCTTCCTGATGACTTACTCAGTGTCATTAAGCCTTGCTTGAAGGAAACCTGTCTGGGTGGTGGTAGCCAGAAGATCGGCATGACCTCTGACCCTCTGTTCATCCTCTCTGAGCAGGAGATTTTTGGCCGAAAGATTTACTCTGTCGGCAAAGAGGGCAAGTGGTATGACTGGTATCGTCAGGAGAATACCGAGTACGGGAAGTGCAAGCAGAACGGTGAACGGGATTGGCGGTGGGAGCGTTCTCCTTATTCCGGCACCACCGACAACTTCTGCAGTGTGAGCTACTCGGGCATTGCCAACTTTAGCGCCGCCGGCAGCTCCCGTGGCGTGTCCTTCGGCTTCTGCGTTTAATCCAAAATCCCGTATCATCCCGCCCCGGAAGGGGCGGTGAGAAAGGAGAAGATATGCAATACCCAAGGGTTATTACGCTGATAGACGGAAAGAACGAAACCCTGTTCTCTGTTGACGATCTCGAATACCTGATTGACAAGTATATGGGCTTTGACGCTCTAAAGTATTTCAGAGCCTTGTGGGAGGAACAGACTGACCGAGAAAGAAATCTGGCAAGGTCTATTACCGATCTGAAAGCCAAGGTTCATGACCTGACGGTACACATTTCGGAAATGGAGAGTGATTTCCATGACCAATGATAACCGCAAGGTAGGCACTTCCTTCGAGCAGACGCTATGCCGTAGGCTTTCGGATTTTGGCTTTTGGGCGCACAACCTCGCTCAGAACAAGCAGGGTCAGCCTTTCGATGTGATTGTCGCTCGACACGGCTACACCTACCCCATTGATTGTAAGGTATGTGAGAAAGACATTTTCCGTCTTGATCGGATTGAAGAAAATCAGTATTCCGCTATGAGGTTATGGAGGCAGACCGGAAACGGTGAAGGGTGGTTCGCTCTTCTCCTGACAAACGGAGAAATCTGGTTCCTATCTCTGGCAGACATGGAGAGCTTCATGCTGAACCGAAAATCCATCTACCTATCGGATATTCGCCAGTGTGGGCTTCCGCTGGAAGCGTGGGTGTTGAAATGCGGATGGTAGTATCAAACCGGCTTCGCATAGAAGACCCTTCCCCGGAACTGGTTGCGTGGTGTAAGAAAAATCTGGTTCTGGCAAACCCTGACTACACCAAAAAGGCCAGAATGAACCTATGGCTCGGGAACACCCCCCAGAAGTTGTACCTGATGGAATGGGATGGAAACACACTGGTTCTCCCGTATGGTTGCTTCAATGATGTGTTGAGGCTATCTCCCTTCATTGATGTGTCTATGGCGTTTGCGAAACAAGAGCCGGTAGATTTCCAGTGTGTTATCCCCCTCTATGATTATCAGGAACAGGCAAAAGCCGCTCTGGTGGAGTCTGGGAAAGGAATTTTGCAGAGTGCAGCTGGCTCAGGGAAAACCCAGATTGGAATTGCCTTGGCCTGTGAGATAGGAGAAAAGACACTGTGGCTTACCCACACAAGAGATTTGCTCCTGCAAAGTAAAAACCGGGCTGAGATGTATATGAACCCTGAGTTGACCGGCACGATCACTGAGGGAAGAGTTCACATTGGAAGGGGTATCACCTTCGCTACGGTTCAGACCATGTGCAACCTTGACCTTGACCGGTATAAGGACACTTGGGGTTGTGTCATCGTGGACGAGTGCCACAGGGTAGCCGGTACACCCACCGCAGTCACACAGTTCTCTAAAGTTCTGAATGCTCTGGCCGCACGGCATAAATACGGCCTCTCAGCAACGGTTCACCGAGCAGACGGCATGATTGCCGCTACCTATGCCCTACTCGGGAAGATAGCCTATCAAGTGCCAGACGAGGCCGTAGCGGACAAGATTATGACCGTTGACATTCTTCCTCGGTACACACAAATTGGCCTAAGCAAAGAGTTCCTTGATACAGACGGCACGATCATCTATGCCAAGTTGGTAAATTATCTGGCTGAGGATTTTCGCCGGAACGGGCAAATTGTCTGTGATCTGGTGACTAATGGCAGTCACTACAATCTCATTCTCTCCGATAGGCTCTCGCACTTGGAATACCTTATGAAACATCTACCAAAAGAACTGAGAGATAAGTCAGTCATGGTGGATGGAAAGATGACTTCCAAAAAGGGTAAAGCTCAGCGAGAAAAAGCCATTGAGGATATGAGAGCTGGTAAAAAACACTTCCTCTTCGCTACCTATGCGCTGGCAAAAGAGGGGCTGGATATTCCCCGGCTTGACCGCCTCTATTTGGTGACTCCCCAAAAAGATTATGCCGTGATCGCTCAAAGTGTGGGCCGGGTTGCCCGTACCTTTGAAGGAAAGGTGACACCTATTGTCTATGATTATGTGGATAACGGCATTCAGTATCTCGTCCGCAGCTTCAAGAAACGCTGTACCACTTACCGCAAACTTGGCTGTTATTGGTTAGAGGGGGCGGTAATGTGAGAGTGCTTGTGGCTTGTGAAGAGAGCCAGACCGTGGCAAACGCATTTCGGGAGGCCGGACATGAGGCTTATAGTTGTGACCTTGTAGAGTGTAGCGGTGGACACCCTGAGTACCATCTTAGGGCTGACGCTCTTGAAATCCTGAAAATCAAGTGGGATATGATTATCTCCCATCCACCATGTACCTACATGAGCAAGGCCGGAGCCAGATGGATGTACCCCAAGGCGGGAGAGTTGTCGCAGGAACGCTATGACCTCGCTATGAAAGCAAAAGCGTTTTTCATGAGATTTTTGATGGCCGATTGCCCCAGAATTTGTGTTGAAAACCCAAGGCCATTGAAAGTTGTAGGACTCCCCCCCCTACACAGGTCATTCAACCCTACGAATATGGTCATCCATACAGCAAAGCAACGCTCCTGTGGCTGAAAGGCTTGCCGCCTCTTCAACCTACAAAAATCCTGACCGAACACACTCCGTTTCTTCCAAGCAATACGGGGGCCTTTTCCCGTGGAGGTGGAGGGTCAAGAGGGACAGCACATGACCCTGTAACAGCGTCCAAGACCTTCCCCGGCATTGCAAAGGCCATGGTTGACCAATGGGGAAATTTGTAAAAGGAGGTGCCTGTGTGAAAGATGATTGATGATCGCTATATTTTTGACTGTGAGGTTTTCGCTTTCGATTGGCTCTTTGTCTTCAAGCATAAGGCCACGAAAGAGTACACGGTCATCCACAATGACAATGAGGCTGTGCACCAGTTCATGGAGCAAGAACCCCTTCTGGGAGGCTTTAATAACAAGCACTACGACCAGTTCATTTTGAAAGCCGTCCTCTGTGATTATACCCCAGAACAGGTCAAAGCAGTCAACGATTTTATCATTGTGCAAGGACATGAGGGGTGGGAACACCCTGATCTCCGTGAGAGCCGGGTCTATTTTGACCAATATGACCTCATGGATGACTGCCAGATGGGTCTATCCCTGAAAGCCATTGAAGCACACTTGGGGATGGATATTCGGGAAACAACGGTGAGTTTTAACATCAACCGGCCTCTCACTCAGCAGGAACTTGATGAAGTCATTTTCTACTGCAAGCACGATGTAGACGCTACCGACCAGTTAGACGATCTGCGGCAGGGGTATCTTTCCAGCAAACTTACTCTGGGGAAAGAGAAGGGTATTTACCCGGCAAAGGCCCTGTATATGACCAATGCCAAACTGACCGCAGCTTACCTTGACGCAGAGCCGAAACCCCACTATGACGAGCGTGAGTACCAGTACCCATCGGCCCTGTTGAAGCAGTATATCCCGCAAAAGGTGTTTGACTTCTTTGATCGGCTGAAAGACATGAGCATTCCCAATGAGGTAGTGTTTAAGGAAAAGTTGGAGATCACGGTGGGAGATTGCCCTTGCACGATTGCCTACGGAGGTATTCACGGCGCAATTCCCTGTTACCGGGAAGAGGCCACGGAAACCCGTTCCATTCGGAACAAAGATGTTGCCAGTTACTACCCTCACCAGATGATCTTGAACGGGTATTGTAGCCGGAACATTCCCTCTCCCGATGTGTATGCCGCCACCATTGAGCGGCGTGTCAAGGCAAAGAAGTCAGGGGATAAAGCCACGGCAAACGCTCTGAAACTGGTTCTGAACACTACCTACGGGGCCATGCTCAATCAGTATAACGACCTCTATGACCCTCTCATGGGCCGGTCAGTGTGTATCTCAGGCCAGTTACAGCTACTTGAAATGGCTGTCCATCTCACTCAGGAATGCCCCACGCTGAAAATTATACAGCTCAACACCGATGGTATCATGGTCAGTCTTGATGACTCCGATGTTCCTCGGTATCAGGAAATCACTCAGGAATGGGAAAACCGTACCGGGTTCGAGTTAGAAGAAGACCTGATAAAGATGATCTGCCAGAAAGATGTGAACAATTATGTGGAGGTTCCCTTCGAGGGAGAACCGAAAATCAAAGGCGGGGTTCTTGTCCGGGGTATTGCACCGGCAGGAGCGTTCAACATCAACAACAATGCCTGTGTGGTAGCCAGAGCCGTCAAGGATTATCTGGCCTACGATGTGCCGGTAGAGAAGACCATTATGGAGTGTGACCGGCTCTTGGATTTCCAGTTGGTAGCAAAGGCTGGGAGTAAATACGGTGACGCTCTTCATGAGGTAGACGGAGAACTAAAGGTGGTGCAGAAAGTCAACCGTGTATATGCTACCGAAGATCACCGGTTCGGAACACTCTACAAAATGCACCTGTCCACCGGTACTCCGGTCAAGATCGCCGGTCTTCCTTCGAGATGTGTCGTGGACAACGATAATCACCTGACCATTGATGTAGTTGACCGTGATTGGTATATCCGGTTGGCAAAGCGGTATGTCCGTGATTTTCTCGGGCAGAAGCCCCCTAAGAGGAACACTCGGAAAGTGAACAAGGTGAAGAAAATACTGTTGTCCTTATTGGAGGAATAGGGTATGCAAAGAGAACCTAACACCGAGTATATTCTTTCACTCTCCTATGGTAAGGACAGTTTGGCTTGTTTAGGAGCCATTGAAGAGCTTGGCTGGCCGCTTGACCGAATTACCCATGCTGAGGTTTGGGCCACCGATGACATTCCGGCCGATTTGCCTCCAATGGTTCAGTTCAAAGCAAGGGCTGATGAAATCATTCGAGAGCGATACGGGATTGAAGTGGAACATCAATGTGCGGTTCGGAACGGTGAGAAGTTGACCTATGAAAAGCTGTTTTACCATGTTCCCGTAAGGAAGAAAAAGACCTTAGATCGTTTTGGTGAAGGGGGGGGGCTATCTCCGATTGCCGGGTTCCCACCCCGCCTCGCTCCGTGGTGCAACAGCAGACTCAAACTCCGAAATCTGCAACGGGTTCCCGTTCACGGTCAGCGCATGGTGCAAGAAACTCAAAGACGGGTCTTATCCTCGGGTTCCCGATTATCAAAGGCCCATGGTGTACCAGCGACCTCAAACGCCGGGTTTTCACGCAGCTCCCTTGCACAAGGAGCCGGAACAAATATTGTGCAGTACCTTGGCATAGCCGCTGACGAGCCTGAGCGCATACAGAGGCATGATAAGCCGGGGTTCAAAATGCCCTTAGTGGAAATCGGATGGACAGAGGCCGATTGCCGGAAATGGTGTGAAGAGCGAGGGTTATTATCTCCGATCTATACCACGGCAACACGGGGGGGGTGTTGGTTTTGTCACAATCAAGGGATAGACCAGCTGCGAATTCTGAGAAAAGAGTACCCGGACCTGTGGAAACTTCTCTTGAAGTGGGACAGGGACTCACCTGTTTCCTTTCACCCGGACGGTCATACCGTTCATGACTTCGATCTCCGTTTCCAAGCAGAAGACCTTGACCTCGTTCCGAAAGACCGGAAGTTCCGGTGGAAGATGTTGACCGGTGACACAATGGTTGCCGTCACAAAGCGAAATCTTTTGAAATTATTGGAGGGTTCAACATGAAGAAAAATACCGGAAG